GTTTAATCTTTTAGCCATTTGAACCTCAGATGGAGACAATTTTACTTGTCTTTTGTTAGAGCCTGGATTACCAGCAACTCTTCCAGCTGAAGCCACCTTTTGTTGAGGCTTAGATTTAACAGAAGATTCTGTAAACTTCTGCGGGAATTCTTTACGAATTCTCCTATCGACCTCAGTATAGTACTCTTCTGAACCAACGTCAAAGCCTTCAGCCTCTAACTGATTGTTGATTGCCATAGCACCCATGGTCATTACTTCGTCTTGACCAAACCATTCGTTCTTTTCAACCCAAGCCTGCTCTCTTTCTCCTAGCTGAGGAGCAGCATTTTGTTGAGGTTGCTGAACATAATTTTGATAGTTGGTTTGTTGCTCTTCTTGAACATTTTGTTGATATTCTAGTTGAGTTTTTGAAGTTGTAACTTTATTTTCCTCTACTGCTATTTTTGATAAAACTTCTTGAGCTTTAGCTACCTTTTCATAATCTGCAACTTCATGTGCATTTTTTAAGGCTGCTAAAGCTTGTGCTTTTTGAGACTTTAATCTGCTTTCTGCTTCTTGTAGATAAGATCTATCTAAGCTTGAAGATCTAGTTTTTAGCTGTTGATTTTCTTCTGCAATTCTTTTTGCATACTCATACGCAGATTCTTGACCTCTTTCGGCTTCTCTTAATTTGCGAGTGAGTTTGCTAATTCTTTTTTGAACTTTTTCAGAATAGTCTTCTAATTCCTCTGCTGACTTTTCTGCTGGTTCTTCAGAAATATCTTCAATAGCTTCTTCAGCTTCACTATCTACTTCTTTAGTTTCTGTTGATTCTTCTTGTGGCGCTATATCTGCTATCTTACCGCTAGGTTTTTCTTCAGGTATATCTACCTCAACAATTTCACCCTCATCAACTATCTCTTCTTTTTTTGCTTCTTCTGACATATTTACTCCTTATACTGCAAGGATATCGTCAGGATCTAAAATGGTAGCTATCACTTCGTCATCATTAATGATTCTGCATTCAGACTCATCACCTAACTTAAAGCGAGCGCCAGCATATCTTCCTATCAACACCCATTGTTTTTCCTGACACCAAGCCTTAGCAAACTTGCTAGAGTCTTTGTAGCAATCAGGACCCATTTTAACAACATACCCTACAACCGTTGCTAGAGATTCTCTGTCAACCGTTGATTGTACTAAGTGGATTCCACCTTCTGTTACTGCTTTACCTTTGTATGGAAGAATAAGTATTCTCCACCCAGTAGGTTGAGGCATTCTTTCTAAAATTGATTTATCTAAAAGCGTAGGATCTAAAACTCTTGCACTTTGCTCTACATAAGGAATTGTTTCCTCAGCAGGAGGAGTTTCTTTTTCTTTCTTCTTGGCTTTGTTTTTGGTTTTGGTTTCTTCTTCTATTGCTTGGGCAACATGGTCAGGTACGTGTATCTTCGGCATCTTCTTGTATTTTTCCTAGCAGCTCCCTAAATGAATTTTCTGCGTCAACGAGAGAGCTGTAACGTCCACACAGATACTGATATTGAGCAAAGTCTTTAGCCCCAGCTAAAATTACATCCTTTACACTTTCTTTTTGAGCCTCAATTTCTTTTAAAAATTTTTGGCCTATCCAAACTACCGACACTTAATAAATGCCAGAAAACTTGCCACCATATTCAGCAGCGCCCATACCTCTACATTTACCTTTACCCATTCCAGGTTTGGGTGTTGTATTGGCATCAAAAGTACCTGAATCTATTTTTGTAGAAACAGAACCTTTATTACTGTAAGGATTTTTATTCTTCATTACAGTTGGAGTTTTTTGTTGTGATATCTCAGTTCTTTTTATCATGTTGTTTATTATCTTGGTTAAATAAATTATTTGCAAGTTTTTATTTACCTTGCCCTCTATATTTTTTTCGCCTTTGATTTTTATTAGTTCCTGCACCACCACTTAAACGACTGTTGCCGATAGAAGTTTTCTTTTTTATATGAGTAACTTTTTCTTTAAGCCAAGTCTTAGGCATTCTTTTTTTGTTTTTTTAATTCTCTTTCACGAATTAACAACATTAAGTCATGCCATCGGTACATACTTTTATTAACGTCATCCCAGTACCAACCTTTATTAACTGTTTTTGTTTCTGGCATCTAACAATTTAAATTTAGCTTGTTGTTCTAATCTTGCTCTAGCAGTTTCATCTCTAAGCTCTGCTATTTCTTCTTGTGAATCAATTCTTTCTCTATCAACATTCATTCTTTGTTGAGCTTCTTGAATTTTTCTTTGTTCAGCTGCTAAGAATTGTTGTTGCTCTATAGATAACTCTTGACCTTTTAATGCAAGTTCTTGTTTTCTAATTGCAACTAATGGATCTTCGTCTTGAGGAGAAGCGACTTTCTGATTGTACTCTACTAACAACTCAGCAAGTATTGGGGCTGAGAATTGTGCCAATAGATCTCCAGCTTGAATAGATAAGTTTTGTGCTTCTTCTGGTGATGCTTGTTGAGCCTGTTGTTGTAACTGTTGGAACTGTTGCATAACTTCTGGTGGCATTTGTTGCTCACCCAATATATCTGCTTTCATTTGTAAATGTTGCATGATATGAGAATGTATCAAAGCTTGAACCTGAGCATTCATTTGAACAGGTGGTGTATTTAATAAAGACATATGAATAGCAATATGAGCATCGTGATTTTGTTGTGGGAATGCTTGAGCTTGCTGACCTAATAACAGTTGATTATTTTCAAAACCAGCTTCTAAAGGAAGTGGATCTGTTGGAGGAGGTGGTGTAAGTATTTGTTCAACATTATCTACACCAATCGCTGCATACATTCTTTTATAAGCTTCGTAAGTGCCGTTAGGCCCATGAACTTGTGGATTAGATTGTACTAACTGCATCATCTCTTGAGCCATAGCAATTCTTTGTGACTGACTAAATATATCTGGGTTAGATATAGGGAAAATGTCTACCCTTTGATCAAAGTCAGATAACTTAATTGTTGTTTCATTATTTGCTACTGCATACGGATATTCTTGTGGCAAGTATTCTTTAAATACATCAGCCAATATTTTAAATTCTTTCTTTTGAGAGTTATGCAACCTTTTATGGATAGCCGATAATACTTTTGTAGATCTTTCTAATAAAGCTAATGTTGTTCCTACAGGAGCGTTTGGATTACCCTGTCCTGTATTTATTTCTGCAATAGATGCAAATTTTTGACCTGAGTTAACTAGAATATTTAATAAACTAAGAAGTGTTCCACTAGGCTCTTTAAAAGGTAACGGTTGTATTGAATCTCTAAGAGATCCTCCAGGCGCATCAACATCTCTAAACTCTCCTGGTTGAATTGGAGTATCTTCATCTCTAATTCTTATACCCCTAGTTTTAAAACCAGCGGGTAGGTTTGCTAAAGTTCCAGCATCAATTAACTGTCTCATAATTGAAGTAGATGCTTTAGATAAACCTCCAATCATGTGAGTTAAACCAAATCCGTAAAAACCTAAACCAGGCAAGAATTTAAAATGTACAAAATACTCTATTTTATTTTTAAGTTTGTCATCTTCTTTATAGTTTCTTCTAACAGACAAGATTTCGTTTGAATTAGCATCTATGGTAACGATATAAGGAAGTTTGATTCCTGTTAGTTCGCCTTCTTCGTCAACGTCTTCGTAACCGTCAAGTTCTAAATTACAATGAACTTCGTATAGAACAGATACTTCTCCATCATCGTAAGATGGTTCCATACCAGACAGTTTGTCTATTTCTTCCTTAACACCAGAATAGTTTTCTGCGTTATCACCACTTTCTAAATCTATCTTTTTGTAAAAACCTAATGCTTGTAATTTTCTAACTTCGTTTTCTGATATTTTTACAACATTAGTAATTCTAGGACAAGTTTCTAAATCGGTTGTGTAGTAAGGAACAATTAAATCTTCAGGCGCAATAAACTTAGATACAGCCCTACCTAAACTTTCATCATAATAAACTTTTTTAAATGCAGATCCTGCTAACGGTAAATAAAATAATAATTGGTCTAATTCTTGATCAAATTCTTCCATTATGTGGGTAATTTGATAGTTCATGAATTCTTTAACTCTTTGCGCTTGTTCTTCTATCAAAGAATCATAAGCTCCTATCACTTGAGTTTTAACTGGACCACCTGACGGCAAAAGTTCTTTGTAAGCTTGAGCTTGAAAGGTTGTTACAGCTTCACCTAATAATGGATGTATAACACCAGATGCACCTTCAAAGGGTTCAGATCTTTCAGCATCAAACCTCATACCTAAGTATTCAAGGCCATCTTTATAAGTTTTTTCCCAATCTTCTCTTGAGGCTTTATCTTTCTCAATACCAGCCATCAATTCATTAGATATGTTTGCCAATTGTTGATCGTCTAAGATTTCCGCTAAGTTTTCGTCAAAACCTGTTTCTACTTCTTCGGTCATGGTTTCGCCTAAAATAGCGCTACCATCTTCTTGCATCTCAAAACCTTCTGCCCCTGACTCCATAATTGCTTCAATAGCAACTTTCATGTTTTCTTGGCCAAGAGGCACTTGATTTTCTTCGTTTAAAACCGTTGGATTAATTTCTTTTTCTATTGCCATTAGTGTAGTACTCTTTTTTCTTCTTTCTCACTCATAGAACTTGGGAATGCATCAACCAAAGTGCCAACAATTTTTAAATTAAAACGCGTAGCTTCTTTTTCTGCGTGATTCCAGCTTTCTGAAATAATACATGGGCCACAAAATGTTGTGCCTTCGTCTTCATATTCTGTAAGAAATATTAACATCATCTTAATAGTATACCCTCTTTACTGGTGCTTTCTCTCTGTCTTCGTAATCATCCCCAAGAGAAACTAAACCACCCTCTCTGAATCTCATCAAAGCTTGAGTCATAGTATCGCATAGGTCATCATTTTTACCAAAAGGAAATGAAGCACATTCCTCAATCATCTCTTCAGCAAACTTTTTAGGTGGTGCATACACTAACCCTGACTCAAAAATAGGTGCAACTGAATGCATTCTTGTAGATTTATCATGACCTCTTGTTGGTGAATAA